TGCAATACTGACCCATCATCATCGGCAATAGCTTTGCTTAACTTTGGTATCATTTTTTGCTGCAGCAGATTGTTGACGGAATGATGACGATATTGTTAACTTTAATTAACGCTTGGATGAAAGAGGCGGTGACACGTCATGCGCTCTCAATCACCACCAACTCTCAACAACGTCGTCGATACGCACATCGGCCAGAGCATGCGTGCGCGGCGCCTTGCGCTAGGCTGGACCCAGAGTGACCTCGGTGACAAGATCGAGCTGACGGCTCAACAGGTCAGCAAGTATGAGCGTGGTGCCACAATCTCCGCCCGCCGACTGTATCAGATTGCGATCACGATGGAGATGTCACCGGGGGCCTTCTTCCCGCGCCGCCCGGCGGCGCCGAGCAGCCCATGACCGACGAGCCAACGCAACAAGCAACCCGCTCGCAAGAGCTGGTCAGATTGATCGGTCCCATGCTGCACGGCCAGGGGCCTGACGTCCAAGGCGCCGCGCTCTGCGATCTGCTCGCCATGTGGCTCGCCGGCCATCATCCCGATGTGCGCGCAGTCGTCTTAGGTCAGTTCCTCCATACGATGATGCAGCTGATCGCCGTCAACGAAAAGATAATTTTCGGCGATGCCGGCTGGCCAACGGAAGGATTGAACTGATGGAAGTTAAGACGCTCGAAGTAAGGGACGCGGGGACGTTTTGTCCGGTGATCTGTGTTCGACCGGTGCCGACCAACGAGGGCCAGCGCTATCTGCTGCGCCGCGATGGCTACAGCGGGAAGACCGACGAGCGTTGCGTCATCTACATCATGAACCAGTGTCGCGGGGTGGCATATGATCCGTATAATTTTCCTGCCAACCCGCGCACCCATCGGGTGGCACACAACTACATCACCGAGCACTGGGCTGAGCTGCATGATGGTGACGTGATCGACGTCGAGTTTATCCTCGGCGAAACCAAGACGAAGAAGCTGAGCGAGCGCGGCGACCTGTTGGTGCCGAGCTGATCGCGGGCCTGACGTCGGCGCGCAAGGTCAAGGTGGGGTGAGACAATGGCATACGCGTTCTGCGCTTCACCCTGCGTCGGCTGCCACCGGCTGTTCAGCTACAACCCGGTGCATGTTCCGAGCTTAACCGTCAACGGTTCGCGCAAGCCGATCTGCCAAGCCTGCGTCGATCGCGCCAACCCGCGGCGCATCGCGAACGGCCTGCCGCCGATTGTGCCGTTGCCCGATGCGTACGAGGCTTGCGATGAATCGGAGTTGGGCTGATGGCATTGGGACCTGGCAAGTATGACGACCTGTGCACCCTGGTTCGTGAGCGATCCGGCATCAAGGACGTCGGCGGCGCGATCGTCATCATCATAGGCGACAGGGGCCGCAACGGCTTTTCGTGTCAGGCCGACCTTGCGACGATGCGAGTACTCCCCGACCTGCTGGAAGATGTGGCGCGGCAAATACGACAGGACGCTGGCAATGGCTGAGTTCACTTGTTGCGAATGCAATCGCCACATCGTCAGTTTCGGCTATGGCTCAGACAAGGTCCCGGAGCCGCCTTTGTGCGCAGCCTGCTTGATGATGCCGGGATGGACTAGCGATCCGCTACTTCGCAAGCACCTCGGCTGCGATAAGGCCACTGACGCCCACTCTGAATGGAACTGGAGACGCAGCGATGATGCCACCCCATGATTCCGTCCCGCTGCCGCCGGACGGCGGTCCCGTGGTCTACGCCGCCCTCATGGGCTGGACTTGCTCGATCTGCGCGCCGCTCGCCATGACCAAGAACGAGGTCGAAGCCTTTGCCACCATAGAGCTTGGCGAGCCGATAGGCGGCTGGGAGGCGGTCGACAAGGCACTGATGGGCCTCGGCGAGGCAACGCCGGGCCCGTGCAATCACGCGCCGGATCGCCGGCACTGGTTTCTGCTCGGTGGCCTGCAAGCTGCAGCGTTCGGTCTGCCGACAAAAAAATGAGAGCGCCGAGTGACCGGCGCTGTCGGCCTCAACGCGCCGTCCCCTTGTCCAACCAGAGGCTCGGTTTATGCTCTGACCGGGGGACCATAGACCTGCCATCCCAAAAGCAAGAATAGGATGAAATCGAGCAGACGATTCCCGATAGGGCCATAAGCGCCACTGACAATGCCGCCATATACGGCCAGCGAGAACACGGCCCAGATCAGCATCAGCACCCAAAAGATGAGACCTCGTGTCATGGCTTCCTCCTTTGATGGAATGATCCTTCAGCCCTCGTCGTCGACCATGACGGCTTCGCCATTCACCGTCAGCGCGAGCTTCACGCCGCACGGCACATTGATGTCAATCTCGACGACCTGTTCGTCAGGCCGCGGCGGCATTGGCTGGGTCTTCTCGCCGCCGAGCACGTCGGCGATCGCCTCGCAAATGTCGTCGAACTTGTCGTGATAGATATCGACGTCTGCACTGCTATCGACGAAGCAGACCTCGATCAGGATCGCCGGCATTTCGGTGTTGTTGAGAAAGAACAGATCGGTGCGTTCTTTCGGTCCTCGATCGAGGAGCCCGCTGGCAGCCGCAATCGCCTCGGCGATGTCGTCCGACAGATCGAGCTGCGTCACATACAAGCACTCGGTGCCGACCGGTTTGCTGGTGTCGACGTTGGCATTGAAGTGAATCGAGACATCGAGATCGCGCGTCTGCGCGTTGTGATAGTCGACAATGCGATTGAGGTTTTCATTGGATGTCGTCGATGTCGTATCGATGAATTTCTTGACCGTGACACCGCGCGCCACTAGGTTCTCGGCGACGGCGTTCACGACGTGGACATTCTCGGTGTACTCATCGAGGATACCGACTGCGCCGATACACTTCGCAGAGTGGCCAGCCGAAATCACGATGCTTTTATATGGCATGACGCTTTGTCCCTCATCGATCGGATATTCCACTGTGACCTCGTCGTCGGTGGAGATGTCGAGAGCCTCCATGAGTCCGGGCGAGAGGTCGGCGACCCTGCCGGTATTCTCGTTGGGGCCCCAGTCGGCGGGCGCGGCGAGAAAGGATCGTCCGGTCTTCTTGGCCGTAACCCGCGCCAGGTGCTCGAGCAGCGAGGGCTTGGGGTATTGATCGTAGTCCCATCGGCAGGCGACGTAGTATTCCGCCGGATCGAGCCGGCGCGCGAGGCCGGTCGTGCCTGGCGGCTGCTCCGGTAGGAACAGGTCCGGTGCATCGGACACGTCAAAAATAAACGCGAGGCCTTCGCTCGGCGAAACGCCGGTATCCTGCGGGCCGCCAAACCAGCTAGCTCGACCAGAAATCTTCACTTAATGTTCCTCCTTGCAAATGAACCGTGGAATTTCCTCTTGCCAGTCAGACGCATGGTGTCACCTCTCGCATGCCGGCGGGCTCCACCGCTGCGCAGCGGCGCGCGAGCCGACGTAAGCGCCGATCGCTGTATTCATCCCGGCGATGGCTCGCTTTGGCTGATGCGCTGGGTCCTGCTGCCAGACGTCGAACATGCGCCGCGCATGTTGCTTCAATGCCTCATCGATCCCGGCGAGGACAAGCACGCGCACCTGCTCGCGCATCTCGGTATCCATGCATGACCGCGGCTCCCCCTTCGACGGCCAATTGAGCAGGATCACGCTCGCCACGGCAAGGCCGACGATTGCCACGAGCACGAACAGCCAGCGCGGCGGCGTTGGATCGCTGTTGAAGTCGCTCATGACGACTCGCTTCGCGCGCCGGGTTTCACAGCAGTTTATTCACCGTTGCTTCTACCGACGTCTGCAAGTTGGCATCCGTGATCGCGGCGCCGTCGGCCTGAACATTGGTATCCATCACAGTGGGCGGGGTGATCGTGGCGGCCGCTTGATTGGGATTCCTCATCGTATCATCGGCCCAGCGCGTACGCGTCGAGTGCGCCGGCGTATTTGCCGGCTCATTCTTGATGTAGTCGGCAAATTTCAGGCAACTGACCTTCACGCGATCGATGAATTGCTGATCCTTCATTAATACCGCCGACTGTTCGTAATCAAGTGCCATGTTTTGCTCCCTTCTGTTCGAGCGCGGCTAGGCGGCGTTCCTGGTCCGCAACGACAGCCAATAGCGGCGCCACATAGCGATCGTACATCACGCCACCCCATTCCTCGCCGAAGCGGCTGACCAGACGCGCGTCGTTCTCGGCTTCCCATTCAGCCACCATTCCGATGAATTCCGCTTTGGGATCGTCGGCAGCGCAGAGCGAACGATAACTGATCGGCTTTGCGCTCATGACGATCCGGCGCGCTTCCTGCAGCGATAAATTTTTGACGTCGGCCTTGACCTTGATGGTCGAGGTCGAACGCAACAAGCTGTTACTGGCTGCACCATCGAGAAATGCATTGGCGGCTGACGCCGTTGTGCCCACTGTGTTAAACGTAACGGAACCAGCCCGCACGACCAGTGACGGCAATCCATTAACGTCAAGCGTATGAAACGATCCGGTCGGAACGCCAAATGTGAGGCCGGAATCGGGAGGCGTCCCTATATTCGTTCCCATGAGAATATGTGGGTAACTGGCAAAGGCGGCGCCAAAGGCGAGAGGATTAACGGACAATCCGGAATAACCAGTGGTGCCGATGAGGGTAGAAGCGAGGACTGCATTGCCGCTGGCTCCATTCACTTTAACCGGCTCTCCGCAATTAATAGATTTGGCAACCCCCAGCCCGCCTGCCACCGTCAGCGCGCCGGTGGTGGCGGAGGCGGAGGCGGTCGGGTCCGTGATGGTGACCGGTGGCACGATGCTGATAGGTCTCCCGCCCCACACCAGCGAACTTTGACCGGCACCGTAAGACCATGTTGCAACGTAAGCGTCGGCGCTATCCAGGATGGAGAGAATTGTACCGGCAGTCCCAGCCGTGCTCGAGCTGATTTCAATACCGCAGTAGCCCGAAGAATTGTAACGAAGATTCAAGACCGAATTTGTCCCCTGTCCACCGCCACCGACGTTCAAGATATTCGCAACTGCGGGAAGCCACAGCTTGCCACCGATCCCGACGCCTCCCGCCACCGTCAGTGCGCCGGTCGCAGGGGAAATCGCCGCCGTAGCGTCAAGGACGCGGAGTGGAACGCCGCCCAATTGCAAAGCCGAGGCATCGCCGGACAGATATCTGGTTGTCCCGGCACTGCCCCAGTACAACACCCCCGAGGTGGCATCGCGCGCAGCCCTGATGTCGCGCGCAAGGAAATCTCCGGTAACGTTAAGCGCGCCACCGACACCGACGCCGCCCGCGACGGTTAGCGCGCCGGTCGTGGGCGAAGTAGAAGGCGTGTTGATAGTGATCCCGACGTTGCCGGAAAACCCCGCTTGGTTCGCCGTGATCGTCCCGGTAAACGTCGGTGAATTTTGCATCACCGCATTGCCAGTGCCGGTAATGTCGATCTCGCTGAGGACGGTGCCTGATTGAAACAAAACACGATTGGTCGCGCCGCCGCTGATCGGCGTCGATCCCACGATCAGCGAGCTGCTGGGCGTTCCACCGGTCGAGGTCAGCACACCGGCCGAGTCGAATTGCGCGTAGCCAGCGGATTGCGTAGAAAGGCGAAGCCCCGTCGCTACAAGCCCGCCGCCGATATTGACGTTGCCCTGAATTCCCGCTCCGCCGGCAACCGTCAGCGCTCCTTCCGAAGGCATGGTCGATGGCGTTATCGCGGTGATCCCGACATTGCCGCTGAACCCTGCCGACTGTGCCGTGATCGCCCCAGCGAATGTCGGAGCATTGTGCATCACGACACTGCCGGTACCGGTCGTGATCAGGTCATTGAGGATGCCGCCAGAATTGTACAAAACATGGCCAGACGTACCGCCGCTGATCGGCGTCGTGCCGACAATCAGTGACACAGTAGGAGCTGCACTAGAAAACAGCACACCACCTGAATCGAACTGCGCGTAGCCAGCCGATTGAGCCGGTAGGCGAAGTCCACCTCCCGCTACGAGTCCACCGCCAATGTTGACGTTACCTTGAATTCCAGCGCCGCCAACGATTGTCAGCGCACCTTCTGTCGGCAAAGTGGAAGGAGTTGCCGCAGTGATCCCGACATTGCCGGCGAAGCCAGCTTGCTGCGCCGTAATCGTTCCAGCAAATACCGGCGACGAATGCAGCACCACGTCGCCAGTGCCAGTCGTCAGAAGTTCGTTGAGTACACCAGCATTCTCATAGAGAACACGGCCAGACGCACCGCCGCTGATCGGTGTCGTGCCGATGGTCAACGAGCCGCTGCCGCCGCCGCAAGGCGCTCCCGTAGACGTGAGAACACCAGACGCATCGAATTGCGCGCAGCCGGCTGGCTGAGTGTGAAGCCGAAAACTACCACCGATATCGACATTGTTGCTGAACTTATCGCCAGTTCCCGACAAAATGCCGGCAGCATCGGAATACATCGCGCCAGAGCCGTCGTAAATCAAACCATCGAACGAATAAGAATCTCCGGCGGCCGGAAACGTGCTCTCAAGTCTGATCATCGCCCGGCTGAAGCCATTGGCCGCCGTCAGCTTGGAAGCAATCGAATTTCTGACAAATACGCCACGCGCAGCAACAATTTGCATCCAGTCCCGTTGATAGTTGGTTCCATCGCCATGGCCCCAATAATTTCCACCGTCAACGATGATCGTACCAGCTTTATGGTTGGCACCAATTCTGAATGTCGTGCCAGTGCTGGTCGTATTATACGTGCTTTCTGCGTGACACTGAATAAACGAGATCGAGCCTTCCTGCGTTGGAGAGGTAGACCCGTCTATGTCGATTACAGATGCACCCGTCGAATCTGGCCAGTTAAAACCACAATTCTGGACAATGACACCTAGCGGCTCGCCCGTAATCGACATTAGCGGGAATGAACCGCCGGTAATCGAAAAAGAGCAGGTATCTATCTTGCCGGGACCGATGGGCTGCGATCCGACGCCATCTTGAGATGCGCGAAAACATGCACCTCCTCCTGAATAAGCTTGAACCTGTTCTATTAAAAAATCAGCAGTGCCAGCCATGTCGATGGCTACGCCATTATTCGCGTTAACGACCAGACGTGATAGAAGCAAGTGATCGACATTCCATGCCTTAATTACTTTGCCGTTGGCTCCACTCGCATGCAGTTGAAGGCGCTCGATACTGATCTCGCTGATAGAGCCAGTGCCGCCGATCGCAGTTCCTGTCATGTCAATGACACTGGCCGCAGTAGTCGCGATGCATGCACCAGAATAACCGGCACCAACCGGGGTGGAACCCATATCGCCAAAAATCCGCAGCCCGTGTGTATTGTCAGGAACGACCAACGCAGACGGCAAAAGGTACCGCGAAATGGTACTTGGAAAGTACATACCTCCCTTGACAGCGATTGCCGCTGCCATCGCCGCATTGAGTTTCGTTGAACTCTCCGTAGCCCCATCACCATTCACGCCATACCACTTAACGTTGATATTTTGACCGTCGAATATACGGAGCCATCGGCCAGCGCCAGCATTTGGCGCAATGACAAGTCCATCATCAGCCGTCGCAACAGATGCTGTATCTCCACTGAACATTCCACCACCGCCATCGGCAGCAAAATTGTACCCCGCGACATAGACACGAATATTGGTGACCGTCAGCGCTTTAAGAGCAGCAATGTCGGGTAGCCCGGGACCAAGAGGCCCAGGCACCCCCGACGGGATGACTACTACTTCTGCATCCACGCTCACGGCGACCGACGGGGATTCAGTGATGACAACGGTGCTGTCATCGTTGATGACGGTGACATCGCTCATCGGGTCGGTCCTGGATTGTTGGTGAGAATGCCGGTCCAAATCCGAAGCTTGTAGCCGGCCCGGCTTGAGATCATCGACTGATCGAAGTCGCCCAGGCCCAGGCGCAGCAACGAGCCTTGACGAATCAACAGCGTGAACTGACCGCCTGGGGGATCGATGATGACGATTTCGCCGGTATCGGTGGCGAGGCGCAGCACTGCCGCCTCATCCTGCGCATGCCGCCGCAACATCATCTCCATGGTCGAGCCGGTCAGATCGAACGCCGAGCCATCAGCCATCTGCACCGTAAAGACGCGGTAGAAATCCGCATCGTTTTGCGTCGTGATATTGACGATGGCCATGTGACGGCATCCTACGGAAAGACGTTGGAGATCGCCGCGAAGGCGTCATCGATCTGCTGCAGCGTCGTGATGCTGCCGCCAGTGATGCCCGTGACCAAGTTGCTCTCAGCGGTGAAGCACGACTGCACAAAGCCCGCGGTGGTGTTCACCATATTTTGCAGGTCGGCCTCGATTACGGTGATGAAAGTACCGTCCGACATCTTCCACTGCGTGGTCGCGCCTGGATTGTCTCTGGCATAGCTCAAGGCGCTGGCCATGGTGTTGCGCGAGGTCGGATCGCTCAAGAACGCTGCCGGTGAAAGGCTTTGAATGATCACGCCACCGCTAGCCTTGCGGAAGCGCGCATCGGCCGCGGCCGTCTTCATCGTCCCGCGCGGATAGACCTCGCGCAACACGGCCTCAAGATCGGCCATAGTTGCCGCGTTGGACGGCGCGCAGTCCATTTGTGTCCACGCGACGTAATTGGTGTCTGTGGTCGGGACCAAGCTGCAGCTCTTGCTCGACCAAGCATTGCTAGTGTCGGCGCCGATGAACCAGTACCAATCCGCCGGATTATAGGGTGCGCTCATCCGTAAATTCCTCCGTTAGAAGTAATGCCAGGAATAGTTCCTGGGAAATAGTTTGGACCGTTGCCGTTGACGTTGATGATGCCGCCCATCTGACTTTGGTAACGATAGCCGGTCACATTGCCTGGATTGGCAAACGTCGGTGCTTGCGGTGACATGAGGACCAGCCCGCCGAGCGAGGCAAGCGCGCTCTGATTCACCGTGATGGCATTGGCAATGGTGAACGCGCAGTATGGCTGCACGCCAACGACGCCGCTGCCTATCCCCCAGAACAACGATCCGCTATTGCCGGTGAACTTGTGCTTTTCGACAATGTAGACAGTCGCACCGCTGGCCTCGAACACTGCACCATGGCATGTGCCGCTTTCACAGTTCTGCACCGTCAAGACCGCGTACTGAGATGCGACGAATCCGCCGGCCGGCCCCGGAGTACCGGATGCATTGGTGTTCACCTTCACGCCTTGGATCAGGACGGTGTTGATGCCGGACACATAGCAGGTGTGATTGTTGCCGCCGTTGATCTGCACCGCACTCGGCGTCGTGATGTTGCCGACGATGTGGATGATCGGTCCAGGATAGCCGGGCGTCGACCAAAAGGTATAATTAGGGCTATCCGAAACGTTGATGTAGATACCGTACTGACTCGGCGCATAGCTGAAGGCGAGGTCGATGGCGCGCTGAATGTTCTTGACCGCATGCGCGGCATCGTTGGCGGTGCCGTCGTTGGCGTCGTTGCCGATGGCGTAGTTGACATAAAGAGCTTTGTCACCGACCAGCTCGCCGCGTGCACCGGCACCGCCGACACCGATTAACTCGAATACACCCCACACCGCATTGTAGATCAGGCTCGCAATCGATCCGCCGATCAGGTCATTGGCCAGAAGCCCGACATTGCCCTTGCGCCGGATCGGACGTGCGCCCTTGGCATTGACGTTGATGACGGACGGCCCGGTGTTGTTCTGCCCGACTCTGACCCGCACCACCAGACCGTCCTGATAGCTCGGCACCGGCTGCATCGTGATGTTGAGCGAGTTCACGGTGCCGCCGTCGACGGCGTAGTTCATGTACTGGGCCTGGATGCCCTTCGCCATCTGCTGAAGGTCGGAGTCGTCTGGCGTGAGATTCGAGTATCCGATGACGCTCACGATCTCGCGCTGCGGGTTCTCAATCGAAGCCGCAGGTGGAATCGAGCCCCTGACACCGGTTGCGGTGTTGCCGTTGATGTACGCTGCATTCGGGTCAGAAACCCCGTAAGGTTGGTTATAGCGAATTGTCGCCTCCTATTACTTTAGCGCACCGTGTTTCCCATCCGCGTTTGGTTGCTTCGCTTCTTTTGGTTTTGAACTCGGTGCTTGAATGGATCGCATGCATTTTTTGGCGAAAGTCAGGATTGTTCCACCGACGTTTCGCGGCTTCACTTTTGCGAGCACTATGGGGATTTGCTGCAAAGCCGGCTTTCACTGCATCGCGATATTCCGGGCGAGACCAAGCGAGCTTCATTCGAACTGATTGATCAGCGACCAATTGAGGATCACGCCATGTCTTGCGATTTGTCTCTGCAATCTTCGCTCGCTGTTCTGGTGGCAATGGATAGCCCTTGTTGCCGCCTTCGCCGCCGCTCCAATAATTCCAAAGCTGGCCTTGCGGCGCGTTGCCGATTTCCACGATTTCACGCTGATATGCTTCCTGATCAGTTAACTGATCAACAATGATAATCTCTTCAATCTCAGCGCCGTTAACCCATGCCTTGGTCAGCCGATTATAAAAATGTGATGCACGAACAGCTTCACCGGCAGCACGGCGGCGCGCAATGCCTTTGACAATACGCATGTGGGCGCGCACGCGCGTTGTCGATCCCTTGCCAATGTACCGAACGATGCCATCGACCACGATAGTGTAAACGTATGCGCGCTTGTCCATGCTCTCCACGTTCATGGTGTCCCCGCCATCGGATCGCCTGGGTTTGTCAAGCCCGAATAATCGAAGATGATCTGCGTATGGCTCGGCTTCCACCGATTCAGCAGGCACTCCAGATCGTCGGCAAGGCCGATGGTCAGATGCGGATCGATGCCGCACTGTCCTGAGGAGCAGCGGAACCAAACGATCTTTGCGGCGTCGACGTGCACCGACCAGTAGAAACGGTTCGCTTCTGGCCCCAATCCGTAATTCGGCCATTCGGACAGTTCGTCAAGCGCAACAGGGTTGCCGCCGGGATCACAGATCGGCTTGTTGTATTCATCGAACATCGGGTTGGAGCCGTCGCCATAGACCCGATTGTCGCCGCAGCGGTCGATGCCGCACACGAAAGTGCGGTACTCGGTAATCGTGATGGTGTAGCCAATCTGCGCCGCGACATCGATGAAGAACTGGCGCGACTGCGCGCCCAGCATCGTCATCCGCATGACCAGGGCTTGCTGTCGTTCGGCAATTGTCAGCGGCGCCTGATAACAGGGATCCGGCAAACCCCAATTGCGTTCCCAGTCTTCCAGCAGCTCCAAGGTGATGCGCGGGTCGCTTTCCTGTTCGAGCAACTTGCTTGCGCGCAATTCAAAGTCGCCCCAGATGCTGGTGAGGCCGCGCACCACCTTCATCAATGCGCTATCGTATTGCCGCGGCCAGGCCTGCCCGAGCGGCAGCAAGCCCTGCATGGCCTCAGCATAGTCGTCGCCGGATCGAGTTACGTGTCTATCTGGCTCAGGCATCGTAAAGTACGGTTCCTAATGTTGGCATGTACCCTGGCGCGGGCATGGTCACGGTCTCGAAGTCCAGCTCATGACTTTCCTCGCCGACCGCTTGGCTGATCGCCTCGTCCACCCATGCGCGATACATGGTCTGACCGGGCGTCACCCGGCGCAGCTCCATGTCCTTGATCGATGACTCGATCCGCGCTCGCACGCTCGGATCGTCCACAGTCAAGTTTCTGATGGTGATGTCGTAGAACAGCAACAGCGGAGCCACGACATAACAATCCTTCACGGTGACCGGCCGCATCTTGTCGATGTGAGCCGAAACCGTCTGAATGTCCGCCGTCGTCGGCAGACCGTGATTGTCTGGATACATGTCGTCCATGAGGAAGCGGGTGGTGATGGTCCCCGGGCCCTGCTCCGACGCCGCCCACACGCGCGTGACACCCGGAACTTGCAAGGCCCAGTTCACATAATCGGCCTGCGAGCCCCCCATCGGCGGGCTCTGGATGCGGAACAGGATGCGCTCACGAAGCTGATCGTCGGTCTCCTGATCGACGCCGCCGGTCATGTCGCCGAGCAATGTCGCGGCGTCAACGCCCTCGATGGTCTCCGACAGCACACTGCCGTTTGGCAGGTTGCCGATGGTGCCCGCAGTCAACGCCACCGCATCCGCAGTGCCAAAGCCACCGCTGCCGATATTTCCCTCGGTGACTGTCTGGTAGTTCACGCCGTTGGCGCCGGTCAGGATCGCGCCGACCGGAATGACCACGCCTTCGTTGCCCTCGAATTGCACCCTGCCGCTGGCGTAGGTCGCGGCCTTACGCCCCTTCGACCCATCGGCGTTCACCAGCCAGATGGTACCGTGCCGGTCCAGCCACTCGCGTTCCGCCGTGTCCGGCAGCAACTGCTTGGCCAGCCAATCGAGATACAGCATGGTCAAGTGCGCGAGAGCCGCCATCGCATCGGACATGATGCGCAACACCGAATTAGGGATCATCGCGCGCGCGCCGAGCTGGCTGAGCACGTAGTCGCGCGTCAACTCTCGCACTTGCTTCAGCGTTGGCGTTGTCCAGGGCAATTCAACCTCCCATTTCCTGCCAAAGCTCGCTATAGCGAAGTTCAATTGTCGGATCGGGCCCGCGATAGATGACGACGCCGACATCGATCCGATCGACAGCTGTCTGACCGGCCAGCACGTCGATGCGCGAAGCGATGAGGTGACTGACGAATGGCTTGGTTGCGTCGCGCGTCCAGCCCTCTGCTTTCGCGAGCGTGGAGCCACCGCGCGCGCCGGGCCCCGTGATCTTGGCGCGGCGCAACAGCCAGAGCAGACAGCCGACTGGCCAACCGCCCCATAGTTCGTCCGCATCCATGTCGGCCCACCAGCCGCGCCTGTCGTTGCTGTTGAAGTCCGGCAGCTCTTCACTCAGTGGCGCCAGCGCATCGGTGCCGAGCGCCACGATCATTGCGGACTGCAGGTCGAACCCGTCTGCGATCAGGTTCTGATCGGTCATGAGCCAGTCGAGTTGGACCGCATAAGCCGGGAAGTCGAGCTGCTGCAGATAGCGGACGTCGCTGGGCATGCTGCTCTCTTCAGTTACAGTTCACGTCGGCACTGCCTTGTGCGGTCGCCGGGTTTGAATGCTCCGCATTGTCCGGCTGCGCGTTGTCGGGCCGGTGCACGATCACCCGCTTGCCGCTTATCTTCACGCTGCTGGACGCGATCAACGCGCCGCCGCCGTGCGTGTTCATGTCGCCTTCGACCGCCCACAGTTTTCCATTGCTGCGCACCGTGCTCTGCCCGGTCACGACAGTGGTCGCGCCACAGGTACGAAGATCGCCGTGCAAATGAACGGGTGGCATTGCAGCGTCTCCTGTGGCAGTGTCCGTATTGGGAGTCAGGCCACTTCTCCTTTGATGCCCATCGACACTGTGCCCGACTCCCTCTCTTTCAGTTGTGATTGATTGCCGGGGCCTCGTCTTTGACCTCGGATGTGCCCTTGTTGTGGATCAGCTTGGCTGTGAAGTACCAAGTGTCCTCCTTGACATCGTAATAACCCACCACCTTCTCCCCAGCCCTGAACTCAATCCTATTCTTGGTACAACGCACCTCGGTATTGACGGTTTCGCCCTCGTGCTTGAAGTCCTCCTTCTTCGTCTGCTGGCCTGACCCGGCGGTCAGCACCGCTGAATCGAGCGCCTGTGCAGCCGCCGCCTTGGCGCCGATCTTCTGACGGTCCTGCTTCTTCTTCTCGACATGGCGCAGCGAAACCATTCGCTCGGTCGTCTTGCTCTTGCCGTCCTTGCCTTTTTCCTCAGTATCCAACGACAGCAGGAACAGCCCGCCGCGCCGTAGCAAGGTCATCTGCCCTTGATCGTCATACTGGGCGTTCTCTCCCGGCTTGAGCCCCATCGGGCGGTGGCGCCGATCATCGACCGCAATCACGACCGGGTGGTTGCGCTGGCCGCCCAGGAACAGCGCGATGCCCTCTGCCGCGGGGCCCTTGGCTTTCTCGCCGTCACCGCCAACGCCACCGCCGCCGTTGCCGCCGCCATCCTGCTGCCCGCCTTCCTCTTCGTCGCGCGGGAGCGGCATCGATGACATGCCATAGCCCTGCACGCGCTCGACTGCGTTACGGCCTTCGGAATTCATGCCGTCGAAGTTCATGGTCTGCATCATCGGATCATCGACGGCCTTGTTGAGCGTGAAGCGCACAGCCGCGTGCATTGCGCGGCCAGATGTTTCGACCAAACTGTTGCGGTTCATCGGGGCCCTTCCTAATCCGTTATGTCGGGGATGTTTAGGCGGAAATTAAACTTCTTGTTCATGTGTTGCAGATCAACCATCTGCAGCGTCGTTGTCGTGCCGCCGCCGTCGCTCTGCTCGTAGGTGCAGCCGGCGCAGCCGAGCAGCTGGTTTAAGATGAGGCTTGGTGAGCGCACGATGTAGCATTCACCCGCGCGCCACAGCGCGTCGCTTCGATTGAAGTCCTTGAACCACCCTTGGACGGTCAGGTTGGCTTCGATGTGGCTCCCTTCGGTGAAGACCTTTTCCATTGCGACCCGCTGCTCGATCCCGTGCATCTTGTCGGCGATGTCGGCGACGGTGATCATGAAACGGTTGCGGGTCGAGGTCCCATCCAAATAGGCGACCTGTTTGTTCTGGCTGTCGCCGCTGGCTGCGTCGCTGCCGGTGCCTTGTCCGATGGCGAAAAGCCTCTTGTAGATACGGTCATCGCGGATCGCGACATTGGCGCGAAGAATGTTGTGCCCTTCGACCAGCTCGCCGGACGAGACGGCGGTGCCGTCCCCGATCAGCAGCAAACCGCCAGTCGGATTGGAGCCGATGACGATTTTCCGCATCCGCGCATAGCGCTCGATCACCGCCATGATGGTTTCGCCCGGCTGAATCTGGACGTTATCAAATGGATCGTTGTCGACGGCATCAACCGGATAGATGCTGATGCCGAGATGCGCCGAAATATCTTGCGCAATCTGGTACACCGACTTGCCATCGTGACCATTGAGTTTTTCGAGCGGCACCATGGAATTGACGAGGTCTGCCGTGTCGCCGGTGCCGACAATGCGTACGCCATGGTTCCGCGCGTCGTAGGCGACATGGCGCTCAGTGATGTAACCATAGACGACCTGGATTCCGCCAAGGTAGACCTTGACGACATCACCCGGAACGAATTGCGCCGCCTCGATCTTGAGCGGCACCGGACTGTCTTCCGTGCATTCGAACGTGAAGATCGGAAACGCTTCGGTATAACGTGCCTGGACATTGATGGTGGTCCAGTTTGTGAACTGCTTGTTGTTCACCTCCAGAATGGCAATGTCCTTCGCGACCGGAAGCCGAGCCATCTTCGGGAGCGTTTTGACGACGGTAATTCCCATGGCTACACCGCCAGCATCTTTCCTGTGCGCGGGAGGAAGGCGGGATGGACAACCGCATTCTCGTTGATCAGCTCCTGATAGCGCGATGGGTCGGCATAGGCGCGCTGCGCCATTCGCAGCGCCGGGAGCACGGCGTCGACATCGTAATTGATGATGCGCGGGAGCAGGCGGCCACGCACTGCGAGATGCTGCACCACGTCGCCATGCAGCCGCAGCAGCGCCATGTAGGTGGCGGCGTCGTGATCGTCTGCCGCAATTTCCGCCGTCTGGCTGAATGCCACGTTGGCCGCGGTCGCAATCGCATCCACCTCGTCGCGCGAGCGAAAGACCATGGCGGCGACGATGCGGGCCTGCGTCGCCAGAGACAGCCGCACGGTGGAAAGCACGGTCAGCGTCGCCGGCAGACTTTTCGGGATCTCGGCCAATGCGGCCTTTCGTACTCGGTCCATCGTCACCATCGTGGCGCCGCAATGCCGCGACAGATCGAGACAGAGGGATAGCGCAAATCCATAAGTCGTGACGTGGGCCATGTTCTTGTCGACCATCATCATGCCGACCAACTGACGCAACGCCGTGCCCAGGTCCCCGGGCAGGCTGACCGCAGACGACAGCACCACTGGTCCGATGCGCCGCACAATGGCCAGCACTTCGTCCGCTTCTGCGCTTGTCATCCATCATTCCCCCGTGATCTGGATGTCGCCGATCTGCACTTGCGCGTCCTCCAACGCGCGCTGGTAGTTCTCCAGATAGGGCGCCGCCTCTTTTCCCTGGCCGGTTCCCCATGGGCTGATGACGGTCTGCTCGAGGTTGTCGGCCGACTGAGTGATCTCCTGCGGCGTCGAAATGTTCGGCCGATAGACCGGGTCGCCGTACTCGATGAAGTCCATCTCAACGACGCACATGCCACCGCGCTCGCGCGACTCGGTGATGCTGTAGCTCTGCACCATCACGGTCACATCCGAGAGCAGATAGATCATCGGCAACCGCAATAACCCTGGCCCGTCCTTCTCCAGCTCCGTGATGAGATCGTTTTTCAATTCGAGATAGCTTTTCGCATTGCCGGGCAAAGCTATCAGGTAACCTTGCACGATGAAGCGGTTGGCGCTGCGGCCCATGTCTTCGGCGTAGGGGATGTTGCGCTTTGGATACTGGTGGAGCGTGACCCGGCGCCCGCCGCTGCGAACATCGTTTTCGACAAAGAACAGCGCGCCACGGAATTCCGCCGGGAGCCATTTGCTACGCCACGCGTTCTTGAGCTGCATGATCTCCATGTCACTCCTCCCCGCTCGCGCCGATGTCGGGCTTGTCGGTCGGCGCCATCTGCCGATGGCTGCGCACAGAGGTTTGCTGGAACATCCCGTCCGACTTCACGTCGGTCGATGCCCTGGTGCCGTTGCTGTTGACCGTGACGTTGACGCTGCCTGTGGCATTGATGCCGCCGCCACCGTTGCCGGCGTCAATGGCGCGATCGATGCGGTCGGGGCCGCGATTCATGCCGACCGGTGGCTGTGCTGATGCCGTGGGCTTGTTCGATGGCCCCTGCGTTCGTGTCAGCGCTTGCTCGCCCTTTGGCCCACCCTGCATCACCCAGCGGTGCGCCTGCTCCCACTGCGCATCGCTCATCGGGTAGCGACCGCGAGCCTCGCCACTAGCGACAGCTTTCATGAACGGGATCGCGAACTGCGGGTCCTGCATCATCTCCGGTGTGATGACAGTCTTGGGGTCGTAATTGCCCAAAGGACCTGGAACCGCGCGGCTTCCGCCGCTCCATTTTCGCATCGCATCGCCGATGGTCATGCCGGTGTACTTGCGCGACAACAGGTCAATGTTCGCCGCCGCGCCATGCACCGGTGTTGGGAATTGCGCGATCTTGTGCCCGCCGCCGATGATGCCGAAGCCGGTCTGCCCGAAGCCTTCTGCAGCTTTGCTTGGATACTGTGCACCCGGGTTGTTGTAGCGAACATTGGCAGAGGATGCGGGCGTGTCGCCTTGCTGCGAAACGCCGCTCGGTGCGATTGGCTGCGGTGGCGCCGTAGCAACGCCGGTTGGGCTCGGCGGGCGGCGCAAATGCAAGCTCGACGCCGGCCGCCACTGCTCGGACACGCCGCCTTGCCCGCTGGCGGTGCCGCCCTGGTTGCCGCCCAGCATCTTGTACTCAAGCTGCCCGGTCTTGGGATTGATGCGGCTTTCGCCGGTCAGGAAGCCGACGTGCTGACCCTCTATGCCAGTACGTGGCGAGCGCCCGCGAACGACACCGATGTCACCGGGCTGGACCTCGCCGGGCTTCACTGCCGTGCCGTAATTGGTGAAGCTCCCGGCCGCGAGCGATCCGGTGCCCTTGATGCCGGCCTGCTGCAGGTTGGCGTTGACGAATGCCGCACACCACGCGGTCGTGCGTGGATTCACGTTGATGCCCTTCGACCGGAAGAAGTCCTGCAGCTTGCTCTGATCCCGAATTTCATCCTC